CTGTTGCTGGAGTTGCAGTTATAGGTGTAGTTGGAGTTATACCTGCGGGTGACCCTCCTGCTTCTTCTAATGCAGTAAACACATCTTCTGCAGTACTTTCTACAGGTGCACCCATTGTTTCTTCTGCTGTTGCTGGAGTTACATCTAACTGAGCTTTATAATTCCTTACAAGACCAGTATCTAAAGTTCTGTTATTCTCTGCGCGAGTAAGAATACTTCTCCATGTATCGTTTGGGGTATTAGCTATGGTCTCCTTAGTCGCCTCATTGCCCGTCATCCCTTCAAAAATATCTCTAAATCTTGGGTCTGATTGTGTATGTAACGACATTATATCGTTGAAATTTTCATTTCTTGCAAACTCTGCAGGCGACACTCCTGCTTCTTCTAATGCAGTAAACACATCTTCTGCAGTAGGCTGAAATTTTTCGAGCAGTGTGCTTTCTACAGGTGCACCCATTGTTTCTTCTGCTATTGCTGGAGTTGGAGTTGGAGTTGGAGTTGGAGTTGGAGTTGGAGTTATAGGTGCGGGTGACACTCCTGCTTCTTCTAATGCAGTAAACGTATCATCTACTGTGGTTTCTTCTGTTTCACCTGCAGGTGACACTCCTGCTTCTTCTAACGTAGTAAACGTAGTATCTACTGTATCTGTTGTATCTGTTAATATTTCAGTCGCCGTGCCCGCAAATTCGCCTTCAGGACTTATAATTTCTTGTTCTACAAAAGTTCTAAATTTTGGAGATAATGTATTATTTTCATATTTTGTTTTAAAAGCATTTTGAATAGACTTAACAGCAGCAGCTACTGACACGGCTCCACCTTGCCCTGCGGCACCTAAAAGAAACGCGGCTCCTATTTCTGTTTCTGGATCAATTCCAAAATCTCGTAAAGCATCTTCAGTTATTGCTGTTTGCCCTGCCTCTGTAAAAGCACCTGTTGCGGTAGCTAAACCTATAGTTCCTGAAATACCCAATGCTTTTTTCATTGCTGCAGGTAATTTAGTTTGGATATCTTGTATAGTTTTTAACCCCATAGTTTTAACAGCAGTTTTTGCTACAACTAAATCTCCTAAACCTTCTAAACTACCCGCCGCTAAAGTATTTAAGAAAAAACTATCTTTAAGCTTAGTAAGAGCTTTTTCTTGGTCTCCATTTGCATCAGCTAACATTGTTTGCCACCCAATGTTATCATCTAATTGACCAGTAGCTAACGCATCGTCTATATGAGCATCTATCTCTCTTTGTGCTGCTGCTTTCCCCTCTGCTGTACCTAAAGCAAGAGTTAAAGGTATACCGACATACGGTATTGAAGATATAAGCATATCTGTAGCAACGTCTCCAAACTCCTCAGAAGCATTTAAAAATGTAGCCCATTTATCTGTACCATAAGGTCTACCCAACCTATCTAATGCTACTCCATAGCTTCCAGCCCGTATATTATATTTTCCTCCAGGCAGCGCTTCACCAAAAGTCATGCCTTTAGCGGGTAAAGCATCTAATTGCCGTTTAAGTAAATCTTCACTAATAGCAGATTTATATTCTTCACTTTTCGCATCTAACCAGCTAACAATTTTACCCGTACTATCAGTAAGAAATTTACTAGGATCTTCGGTAAACAAACTAATAAATCTGTCTGTGATGTTAGCAGTTCCTGCAACTTGTAACGCTATAGCTTCTAACGTTCCTGAACCTACATTATACCCTAATGCAGATAAATTTTCTTTTGCTCCATCTACGGCACTATCTATTGTTTGTTGTGCAGTTTTATCTAGTTCTGCTATATCTTCCGCAAGTCTTTCTTCAGTAAAAGGATCTTCAGACATTGCGCCAACATAGTCTACCTCTTCACCCGCAGCAGCCATACGATCAATTTCATCTTCAAGCCTTCTTCTATCTATCGGAGTGTCTATAGTTACAGGTTCGTAATCCGCTAGGTAGGAAGTATCTTTTTCCTCTGCCATATCAATAGCATCTTCGGCCCCAACAAAATCTCCTGCTTCAGTGCCTTCATATAAATCTAATAGACTTTCTAACTCTTCTTCTGCGTTTTTTGCTACTTCTGCTTCAGCGAGTAATTTAAAAGCCTCGTCAGAATTAAGAGATGCTACTTCAACACCTTCTGTTGTATCATCAGCGGCTGATTTAACCCCTTTTAAAAGTGCTTTTTGGGTAGGAGTAAGTTCTGCTTCTTCAGGTGCAGGAGATACACCCGCAGTCTCTAAATCAGCTATAACATCTCCTGGAGTGCTTTCTACAGGTGCACCCATTTCTTTTTCTGCTGCCGCAGGAGTATCAGTAATAGGAGCTGCTTCAACAACCTCTTCTTCTTCTGGAGTAAATAAATAATCATCAATTTTTGCGTTTAAATCTTTTACTCCTGCAGCATTTAGAGAAGATTTAAACGTAGGTAAGGCAGCTTCGGGGTCTTGCATACCTGCGACTACCGCTGCAGATATAGCATTTGATATGTCCCCATTAAAGTTAGTGTTATCTTTAATTACTGTACCTAAATTTGTAGACGTAGCAGCAAGCGCTGCCTCAGTGACGCTCCCTCCCGACTCTACATATTTAGCAATCCCTTTCTCAATAGCTGAATCAGCTCCAGGGCTACTAATTGTGTCATAATTAGGAATATTATTTTTAACTACATCTAAGGATGCAGAAGCTATTTCTGGCACAGCGCCACTTATAAGTGCGTCTTTTAAACTTTTACCTTTAACTACACCAGATGCGGTTGCACCAGCAACGCTACCCGCAACAGCGCTACCAGTTGCACTCGTAACAGCTCCAGAAACATAACTACCTGCTTTTGGCGCAACGTATCCTATCGCCGCTGATTTAAGTACATCACCAATATTACCACCTTTTGCAAGTGTATCTGCTGCATTTATAAGGGGAACAGCCCACTGCATTCCTGGAGTTATTGTAGCAGCTACTGTTGCAATGGTGGCAATGGGGTCATCTATTACGGCTTCTACAACGGTCTCAACAGTTTTTACAACAGGTTCTATAATTTCATCAACGACAAAATCTGCTACGTCTTCAACAACGCCAACAACGGTCTCTACTACAGATGTAACTGTATTTACTATAAAAGCCATACTATGCCCCTACTCCTAAAGGTTCTTCACCCAAGTTAATAAATACTGCATATTCGCCGTTTTCAGTCCTACCTACCCCAAGTCTTGAATCTTTATTAGCTAATCTTTTTTCTAACACACGCATTGCAGGTAAATAAGTTTCTCCTTTAAATTGAGAAACATAATGTGTAATACCTTTATCTTGCAAATAACCTAAGTAGTTAAGAATATTCCGTATGAAATTACGCCCTGTATCCACATTAAACGCACGTCCCACCATTTTAGTTTTATTTGCGTCTTTACCCATATGACCAAGGAATACTGTGTTTCCAACTTGAACTAAATCCGCACTTTCCATTGACGCTTCTTTAGCAACAGACGCCAGCATAGCCTCTAGGGGTATATTATCTTCGTTTAACTGCTCTGCGGCGATAGCCATAACCTGACCTGGAGCGATCTTCTCTTGGTTGCTATCGATAGTTTCCATAATTCACCTAAGTTATTTCAAGCACACTGGCTACTACATGTAGTCTATTTGCTGTGGCAGCGGTAACTTTTAGTATTTCAGTCGCTTGCACTACTAACGGTGCAGTTAACAGCTCTGTAGTACCATTTGCTGATACTGACTTAGTTTTAAATAAACTATACACATCGCTACCATTAGTCAAAGTCAAAGTTATGGTATCAGCGTTGCCAGAGTCTTCAGATACAATAATAGACTTAAAAATAGCCGTTGTCGAGGCCGCGCAAGTATATAATGTCGTAACACTTGTGGATGTTAGGTCTAGTTTCGCATTTGTATAAGTATTTGCCATCTAACTAACAAACCACCCAACTGCATCAGCTTTATCTGCTAAAGAAGTATCTCGTAGCACATTATCTAATTGATTAAAGTATAGACGTAAAATTTTATTAAGCTGTTCAAACTCTGCAGCGCTGTATTCTGTAGGGGGGTAAGGTAGAGCAGGGGCACGGAACTCTACAGTATATTGATCAGCCATTAACGTCTCCCATCTGCACGTAAGTCAACTCTTGGGGAACCCAACTGCCATTGTACACCTGTTGCGCTAGATTCTATCTTCATCGTCATCTGTCTACCCCTTACACGCGTGTGAATTTGACTTGTATAAGCCTCAACAGGAGAAGTGGCAGACCGCGTAACTGTACCTGTATTTACACCACTCTCAGAATTGGGGGAGTTATACCCTGAACCCGAAGCATTTAATGGGTAAAAAGTCATATTAATAACAGGACTATCAGCCGTAGATCCCTCAAAAGAAACATCAGGAAGGACACGAGACATTAACATAAACTGATGTCCGTCGTCTAAATCAAACTCTGAAGAAGTTATAAAGGCAGAAATAGCGGCGGCGGTGCTTGTTTCATTGTCATCAATACCGTTTTCATGGTCAACGAGTAACGAGTTATAGGTGGCAGCAAGTGGATAAGAACGTAGACCTGAATCAAGCCATGCTGTGCGTGCCATAGAACCATAATACCAAATATCTTCTAAGTAATTATAAACCACATATTTATCAATGCTAGACGCACTTGAAGAACAGTAGAACCACCACACTTCGTGAAACGCTTCGTTACTTCCTCCAAACACTTGGTTATACTGTAGAGGATTAAAGTCTGTGAATATGTATTTACGTAAGTCACAAGGAAGCGGTTGAACTCTGCCATCATATTTATAAAATTTATCTTTACCCATCCAGTAAGATACACCGTTAGCATAAGCTACACTATTTTGGGAAGTTATAGAGATTTGTTCCCCAACAAGTGTTGCGCTCCATACCCCTGAACTTGCACCAACATATTGTAACGAGTATAGAGATGAGTCTGTCCAAACAAGTACCTCTTGTCGTGACTGAGCTGCGGTAACTATTTCTGTACCACGAGATAGTCGTAAGCTACCTGCTTGATTTGTAGCTGCAGGAGTCCAATTTGTAGCATCTTCTTGGTCAGACCAACGAATAAGCATAGGATCTTTTGTAGAAGTGCCCAGCACATTAGTACCAAAACAAAACACAAATCTACTAATATCTGATACAAGTATAGAGTTTTGTACTGTCGGTACATCCGAAGCACCTGATTTACTAGATAACAACACCGCACGGGTAGTTAATGTACCTGAAGCGTCCCAATAATAAATGGAACCATCCCTATGCCCAAAGATTAAATCTTCACCAAAGTTTTGTTGTGACCATATACGTAAGGTTTCTGTGTCTGAAATACCCTCTCCCCAAGCACCAGAACCCCAACCACTAGCACCCCAACCAACAAGAGGGTTAGCAGAAGATGCGCCTGAATTTATTTGGTAAGCGCCTACAGCAGAACTACCGCCACTACCCGAATCAGAACTTGTAGCTGCAATATTAGTGTATAAAGCATTAGTTATAGTGTCAGAATTAAAACTTTTTGCGGTAATAGTATACTTGTTTGCGTCTTCAATGTTGAGTATTTGGTATTCTTGGTTAAGTATTGCAGCAGTTATGTTACCGCCTAGAGCATCCGCCCCGCTAAAAGTAACAAAATCATTAGCTTTTGCACCGTGACTACTGTCTGTAACGACTATAGTAAAGCAATTTACAGTAGCATTATCATTATGTGAGGCCGCAGTAGTGCTAGTTGTCGCCCCAGAAGAAAGGTAAGATGCGCCTCGTGTACAACCTGTAAAGGTGTTACTGCTTATAGCCGAATAGTCTATTACTTCACTATCTATTATAATTTTACCAGAAGTAGGGAACCCTGTAGTATCATCTATAGTTATTGTGGTGTCATCATCATCTATAGCCCCATTTAACTGATCTGCTGAAGCCGTAAAAGTAACATCCCCTGCAGAAGTAGTTGCACGTAAAGGTGTTATGTCGTTATACCCACCACCATTCTCTATGTAAAACTTTAGGTGTGTCCCGATAGCAATCAAGTTTTGACTACCTAAAGTAATCCAATTCCATAAAGAACGGGCAATACCTAGAAAAGTTGCTTCTGATATACGAGTCCAACCACCAATTTTTTCAGGGGTTCCTTGACGAAAACGGATGTTATTGCACTCATACC